ATACTTGCTCCAAGCATACGGACTCTGAGGGAAACATTTTGAATCCTCACAAAATCCGTCATAACCAGGACCGTATACACTTGCTGAACTAGCATATTGTATGCTGGTACCCATCATATCACAGATCTCAATTAGTTTCATTGTAAATTCATAGTTTTGCTTTAATACTTTTTCTACATCATGTTCAGTAGTACTTGAAATAGCACCTAAATGGATAACACGATCGTATAATGAAGCATCCGGGTACTTGTTTTCTTGCCATTCCCAACCTTCTACATCGTGCCCTTTATACTTTAGGTATGAAGCAAGATTACTTCCAATAAAACCTTTGTTTCCTGTTACTAAAATTTTCATTCTTTTATTTTCTCTATAATGCTTGTTGTCGAACTACCTTCAACTGTTGGAAAAATTTCAACAGGATACAGTTCATGACCGACAACTGTTTCAATTGTATAATCTCCGCCTTTAATAATCAAGTCCGGATTTACTCGTTTTAGTGTTTCGAGTGGCGTGTCTTCGTCAAATATAATAACTTCATCAACCCATGGTAACAACTCGAGGTTGATTTTACGTTGCAGTTGATTATTAATAGGACGGTTTTCACCTTTTAGTCGTTTTGTACTGTTATCACTGTTAATACCAACAATTAATTTTTTACCTTTTGACTTGGCAAATTTTAATAGTTGAAAATGTCCTTCATGTAATAGGTCAAATACTCCATTAGTCCAAACAACTTTAGGTTTCAAATCATCTTTTGTTATTACTGCAACACCTCTATATTCAACAGTGCGTGCCGCGGCATAGCAAGCCATTTGACAACTATCAAAAATTGACATTCCTTGCTCTAACCCATAAGCAATAACAGCAAGAACAGTATCACCTGCACCGGTAACATCTGCAACTTCGTGTACAGGTTCTTGAAAATGTTTATATTTTAAATCATCAGCCAAAACATGAATACCTCGAGGACCATCTGTTACTACAAAGTACTTCCAACCGTATTCTTTCATTTTTAAAAGTGCAGTTTCTTTTTTAAATTCGCCAAACCAATCCTTATACTCTTTCATGTTAGGTTTAACAAGATATGCACCTTTATAAAACTCGGGTGTTTGTTTGGGATCAACTAAAACTTTCTCAGTTTTTCTTAAAATATTACTAATTGTGTCTTTTTGAATAGTTCCTTTATTGTAATCACTAACACAAACAATATCACTGCTAGTTAATGAACTGTTAAGTTTTTCAAAAGCACCAAATCCGTTATATTTTTCTTCTCTGTCCCATCTTAAAATATGCTGTCCACCCTGACCAACTAGTCTTGTTTTTGTTGTAGTTGGATAATTTTCTACTGATGTGTTAACTTCTAAATTAGTATCTTTTAAAAGTTCTAAAATTTTGTATCCTTCTTTGTCAGCACCAATAAAACCATATAAGCCTACTTCTCCGTTTATAGAAGAAATGTTTAATGCTAGATTTCCAGCACCACCGATACTGTATTTTTGTTCTGTTTCTCGTAAAACTGGAATAGGGGCTTCAGGACTTACTCTATCTGCTACTCCGTGAATCCAGCGATCTAACATAATATCGCCAAAAACTTTAATCATATTAATTCTCTAACAAATCAATTAAATCAAAGACTGTTTTTAATTTGGTTTGGTTTGTTTTGTTTTGAAGGGTATTGCGTAATCCTTGATGCAATGGTTTAGGCCATTTATTAAATGATGCCCAAGCATAACCGTCGTGTTCTTTATTTAGACTAGGAAGAAACTCTTGTTTAACAACCACCAAATAGGTATGAAAGTTAAACTGCTCATCTGTGCTTACAAAAGTTTCTAAAGGTATTGTTTTAAGGATTTTTGGAGTATCACCAACTTCTTCTTTGATTTCTCTTTTAAGAGCAACAATAGGAGTTTCGTCAGCCGTACCAGTACCGCCTACAAGGCCCCAAACATTATTTTGTTTGCTTTGAGTCCTGTGTAAGAATAAGAATCTTTTGGTATCTAGTGCATAAAATAATGCACCACTGCACGAAATCTTCTGGCTCATACTAATAATTAGTTAGAATTCTATGCGCCAAGTTCCGTTTCGATATTCGCCTTCAAAAGAAAGTACCCATTCACTGCCAGTCCATTTATACTGAACTCCGGTGTTTAGATTAGTAGTGTATTTGATTGTGGTTTCTGTACTTGCATCAAACAAGATAACCCATTTTGCGCCATCCCATTCAATAATGTCATTTTCACTTGCAATAAAGTCTGTATTGTCATTGTTTTTCCAAGCAGTAGGACCACTAGCATTACTAGGATCACCAATACTATCTAACAATAATATTCTTATTCCTGCTTGTTTAACACTTGCTGGGTTCCATGTTTTAGGATCAATAATATAATCAATTTTATTTCTATCACCTGTGCTACCTGTAATAACAGTGTCGCTTGGAATAGTATCTTGGTCCCAAGTAATTGCAAGTTTAGTAGGATCATTTGGATTAATAGCAACAGCGCCATTAATACTACTTGATAAATCTGATCTAGTTAATTGTAGTTGACTTAACCCTGGTCTAAATTGTCCAGGCATCGAGTCAATAAATTGTGACCATAGTGTGGAACCTACAACACCTCTGTAAATTAACTGTGCCTCATTTCCTAATACTAATAGTTCGTAATCTTGGTAAGCACTAATAGCAATACTTGAAGCATCTTTCTTAGTAGATTCGGTTCTATTATCAGAAAGTGTATCTGCTTGTGTGACCTGCTCATCATAACTATCAGCGTAGCGTTTGTATTCAGGTGTTGCCTCGCCTAGATCAATAGTACCGTCTTCTTCGTTAAAAATACTCATAATAACACTTGTAATGACACCTAACTTTTTAACCTTAGCAGGAGGAGAAATCCAAATGGGTGTTTTAAATGTTAGTGTGCCTACGTCAATTTCACTTTCTGTACCCATCGGAATACTTCTGCCACTCCAATTAACACTTTCTAAATCTACAACACTTAAACTAGTCCAGTCAACATAGTTGTCTGTAGTTTGTATTTCCAAACTTGGATTAAACAGCATTAAAATTTGTTCCATAATTTGTAATTTTTGATCTGTATTAGTTGACCAAATATCACAATTAACTGTTAATATGTAAGGTGTTGGCATTAGTCTTTCAACAGTAACATTTTTACCTTGTGTGTTTAAATATTCTTGATTATTAGAGTCATATTCTCTTTCTCTAATATGAACTTTACTAACGTGTGTAGCATCTGCTAAACGATCTCTGTCTAATTCTAAACCAGTCATATAGATTGCCATACGTGGCGCACTTGGAACTTTGTTCTCAGAATTATCTCTAAGAATATGACCAACTTGACGGGTGATATCTCCATACATTACAGGAACTTGTTTTAAATCACCGTCGCCGTCTTTATAAGAAAAATTACTCATCATTCTAATTAACTGAGTAATATATCTTCTTATCTGACCGTCATAAAAGTGTTGCATTAGTTATCCGCCTTTGGTCTAAGTACTTTAGACAAACTCTGTCTTTCTTCAACAGTTTCGCCACCAATAGTGGTTGATTTTGTATTGTTAACAAAATCTGTTTTATAAGTTTTGCGATCGTTTGTTTGAGTCATTGTCATTCTTACGTTATCTTCTTGTTTAACCCAACGCTGTCCGTCATATCTAAATAGTCTGTTTGGCATAAAATCTGTTCTCAAATAAAAGTCGCCTACTGTACTTGCTAATGGGAAAGAACTGCCAAATCCAAACTGTTCACCATTAGGCGGAATACCATCACCAATTAAGTAACCTTGGTATCCAGTTGCCTCTGGAGTTTGATTAACTCTACTAGCATCTAGGTTTCCACTAGCAATACTAGCATCAATAAGTGTTTCGTCAGCACCGACAAGTTCTGGATTGCCCTGTGCATCAACTTGAAGTGTATAAAAACTAGTTGTATCATAACCTGATTTTGCCGCATCTGATTCTGCTTGTTGTATAACTGCATTATTAATCTGCATTTCTTTTTCGTAGGTAGAAAGGACATCACGTAATGTATTTGTACTTCCTTCTTCTGCAGGTAAATCAAGTATGTCTTTAAATTCTTGAGAGTCTACTATTTGTTTTAGTTTTACTCTATATAAATGTGGATACCAAGTTTGTGTAAATCCTTCTGCGGCTCTGTTTACATCTTCTACAACGTAAAAACGTTTTAATGCTACTTGATAATCATTAAGTGCATTTTCGTCTTTTAAATGTGGAAGTTCAAAAACATCACCTGGCATTACTTTTCTGCCTAATGTTTTTACACTATAATTAATAGGAATAGTCATAAACAATGTATCATTGGTTAAAAATAAACCAAATTGACTCATATCAAAGTCAACATCTTGTACATTATAAATTCCACGTATTGTATAAATGTCCGGATCGTACTTACGATCTCTATTCTCCATAAACAACATATCCTGTATGTTAGTTTCTTTTACAGCGTCATAATGAGGCTGTGTAGGAGTAGCATCCTCTTCGTCGGGATTTTTAGGCCCTAAATACTTGTGGACAAATACATCAGTTCCGCCAACAGTAAACATCTCGGTGATGGTTTTGTCGAGGAAATCGTAATCTTTGCCCTTTTCCGGTTTATATAAACTTATTCTTGGCATAACAATAGTATTTATCGTTAGCATAAATACAAGTGGAGACCGAAAAGAATTATGGCAACTTTACAAACACAAAAACAAGAGATTTTCGACTATGTAGAAGCAATGCTTGGCGGAGGCATGGTTGATGTTGAATTAGATCCTAAACATTACGAAATTGCACTTCAAGCGTCGTTGGACAAGTTCCGTCAAAGAAGTGATAATTCTGTTGAAGAGTCATATTCATTCTTAACTACAGTAGTTGATCAAAACGATTACACACTTGATCGTAACATTGTAGAAGTTCGTACAATTTTCCGTAGATCAATAGGGTCAAGAACAGGTGGCGGCGATGGCGGAACATTATTTGAGCCATTCAACTTAGCCTACACAAATACATATTTGTTATCTAGTTCAAATATGGGCGGTCTTGCTACATACAACTTGTTCGCAAGTTACCAAGAACTGGTAGGACGTATGTTTGGTAGTTTTATTGAATTTAATTGGAATACTACTACTAAAAAATTAACACTTTTACAACGTCCACGAGCAGAAGAAGAACTATTACTTTACTGCTACAATCATCGTCCTGATTCAGAATTATTTGCAGACTATCTTGCAAAACAATGGATTAAGGATTATACACTAGCCAAATCAAAATTCATGCTAGGTGAAGCACGTTCAAAATTTGCTACTATTGCTGGCCCACAAGGCGGTAGCACACTTAATGGTGATGCTCTTAAAGCAGAAGCACAAGCAGAAATGGAAAAAC